ACGATGGTTCTAGTCCCTATATTATTTTTATAGCTCGTGACCATCATTACAATAATGAAATGTTTTCACAAATAAAAGAAAACGATATTTTACAAGTTAGAATTTTGGGCCAACGTTATGAGTTAAATGATAAATTTATTAGTGTAATTGCCGAATTAATAAGTATTAATAATTATGAAACGCTCAAAAATGATTTGGAAACTGACGATTATTCAAAGCCAAAAATTAGCGTATTACAAGATGAAAATAAATTACAAATTAGGGTTCCAAAAAGTCTTGCTCAAAATATTAAAAATTTTAATTTATAATTATAAAACATTATAAAACATTATAAACATTATAATTTATTATTATATTAAAAACTATTTTTTAATATACTAATAATGAGCGTTATAATTAATAGCACTAGCGTCGAAAACGAAAATGAAAATGAAAATATTACTATGAAAAATAATTTAATTGATTCTGGAAATAATGAAAATAATGAAAATAATATGAATTCAAGCGACTTAAGTAAATTGTGCAAAGCAATTGAAGTTCTTGAAAGCTTTCACCACATTGAAATAGGTAAAATCTTAAAATTAAATAATGTTTATTTAAATGAAAATAGTAATGGTATTTTTGTCAATTTAAACAAAATCTCATATAAAACATATCAGGAGATTAATAATTATATTGATTTTGTTAAAAAACAAGAAAACGAAATTAATAAAGATGAAAAATTGAAAAGAAATTTGCAAACAACTTATTTTAAAGATAATAAAGACAAATAATACTATTTATTAAATGTTAGCTCTTACTAAGGAAGAATTAATCAAAAACATTGATTTGCACGAGTTTAAGCAATATATGCTATATGAATTAAATTATAAAGAAGATGTAGTGCCACTAGCGATTAGCACAACTAATAGCACAACTAATAGCAACGCACTAGTAAGCACAGCCAATGTTCCAAGAAGTCAAATACAAATAAAATATACAAAAAAATTTAGTAAATATTATGAACCAATCAAGATTAACAATTCTAAAAATTTTGCTGATAAATTATTTTGGGTATTTTATAAGCTATTGCATAATTTTGCAGACAGCGATTTAGAAAATATTAATTCATTCAAAACAATGAAAGATTTCAAGATTGCAAGCGTAGAAAAGCTTAGGCTTCAAAAAAATATTTTGAAAGAATTCAAAATACAAAAAATGGTTGTAGAAGATGATTTAACAAATAATGAGAAAATCAGTTTTAAAACCTTTCACGCCTTATGTGTATTATATTTGCTAAATGTAATTGTAGTGCGCGACAATAATACATATTGTGTGCTATGCACAAATAGCGACGAAAGCGTTATTAATTTGAAAAATTATAAGCTAATACAAATTTCAAATGTTAAAATTAGTGATACATTCAATAATTTTGATGTGCAATTAGTTACCCATTATAGCGAAGAGCAACTTCAAACATTATTAAAAAATTATTACAATATTGAAAACATTGAAAAACCATTAAAAGCATTTAGTAGTTATAGTTTAAGCGATTTAACAACTATTGCTAGTAAATTAAACATTACTATTTATGACGAACACGGTAAAAAAAAGAAAAAGCAAGAGCTCTACGAGAATATATTAAAACAATTGATTTAAAGACAAGTCGCACAACTAATGGGGGGACTTTTCCGGTTTTTTTTTCTTTTGTTTCTTTTGTTTCTTTTGTTTCTTTTGTTTCCTTTTGTTTCCTTTTTTATCAAAATTGATATTACTACAATATTATTAATTAATAAATAATAAATAATAAATACTATTATATATTAATTATGAGTAAAAGCAGAGTAACCAATAACACGCAAGAAACACTTAATGGCGAGCTTAGTGAGAAATTTGTAAAATATATTGACATATATTTATCCAGTTATGCGCGATTTCCTGAAAATATGCACCCCGAATTTGAAATTCGCTTTGGAACAAAAAAAATTAAAAATATAAATAAGGTAGAATTTTATAATATTATAAAAAGCCTCCTCAATTATGATTTTAAATTAAATAATGAAAGTTATCAGTTAAAAATTATGAATGCCAGCAATATGTCTAATATTAGAACACAAATAACCGGACTACCAAACATACAAAGCTATTGCAAATTAAATAATTTTTCTGGAATTTTGGACGAGCAAAATCTCTCTTTTGTTCAAAAAGACTATTTTAAAAATGACAAAGTTGTGCTATATCCGCTAGATTTCGACGATTATAATTTTCGCGTTTGTTATCAAGTAGAGCAAAACTTTGCACTAACTCATTCTTCTATTGAAGAACTAAAAGATAAATGGAATTCGATTAAAAAAGTATTTAGATATATTAAGCGTTACGAATACAAACACCCGCAATTGCCATTTTTAGTTCATTGTAGTATTGTAAAAACATCCAAATCACAAGATGGCAGATTTATTGAACAATACAATATTAAGGATTCGGAAGTGTTTAATTCATTAGAGAACTTCGAAATAGAGATTGAATTAAATAATGAATTTATTAGCTTAAATAAATTAACCGCTAGCAAAGAATTTTTATATATTAATTTGCGAAAAGTTATTAAATATATTTTAATTGGATTGCAAGAAACCAATTATCCTGTAACAATTAGCGAGCTAGTTAATATGAGTCAAGAATATTTGAAACTAATAAAAGGAGCCGACTATAAACAACATATGACTATTAATGTTAAGGACCATATTGGCCCTTCTTCATCCACTTTACAAATGATTAATCTACTACCTGAGTCAGAAATAAACGATACTAATAGTTCTATTCCTAATATTAGAAACAATTATACTGTAACAGATAAGGCGGACGGAACTAGAAAATTATTGTATATAGCACCCGATGGGAGAATATATTTTATTCCTAATACTGTAAATTTACAGTTTACAGGATGCTATACTGAGAAAAAAGAGCTTTATAACACTATTATAGACGGAGAACACGTTTTACATAATAAAAAAGGCGAATTTATAAATATGTATGCTTGTTTCGATATATATTATTTAGGTGGCAAAAATGTTACAGGACTACCATTTATTAAATTACATAATCAGGCAGTTGTTGCTATTGCTAATGCTAATGCAGACGCTAATGCAGATGCTAATACAGATGCTAATTCTAAAAAAGAAGATAAAACTAAAAGCATTAAAGAAAATACTGTTGCATATCGTCTTAATATATTAAGCAGTGCTATTAAAATAATAGAACTAAAATCGGTTACAAACAATCCAAATATACATCTTAGAATAGTTGTCAAGAAATTTTACGGCACTGAAATATTTGATGGTTGTAGTGCAATTTTAAATAATATTAAAGAAGGGTTATACGAATATAATACCGATGGATTAATTTTTACACCTGCAAATACTGGTGTTTCAAGCACCCAAACCGGTATAGTCGCTCCAAATTATAAAAATACGTGGGTACAATCGTTTAAATGGAAACCACCCGAATACAATACTATTGATTTCTTGGTAAAATTTAAAAAAAATGAGTTTGGAGCAAATTATGTAGGCACATTAAATAGTGAAGGGCAAGATTTAACTTCATATAACCAAATACAGAGCTATTATACATTAATATTAAATGTCGGATTTGACGAGAAAAAACACGGTTATATTAATCCTTATAATGATATTATAAACAACAGCATTAAGCGTTATAATAAAGATAGCTATGCAAATAATTATAAACCTGCGCGCTTTTATCCTACTAATCCTAATGATGTAAATGCGGGATTATGTAATATAATGGGTAAGCTAGACGAGTCTAATAATCTCAAAATTTATACAACCGAGGGCGAAGAAATTGAAGACAATACTATTGTTGAGTTTGCTTATAATGTTGCTAAACCCGATTTCTGGAAATGGGAACCTCTTCGTATTCGTTATGATAAAACAAGCGAATTGCGCTCTGGAGGTAAAAATTTCGGCAATGCTTATCACGTAGCTAATGCAAATTGGCAATCAATACACAACCCTGTAAGCGAAACAATCTTAACAAGTGGGAACGGTGTAACAGTAAATAATGATGACGATGTTTATTATAATAAAATTTCTAAAACGTCTGAAACAAAGTCGCTGCGCGATTTTCATAATTTATATGTTAAAAATATGTTGATTACTAAAGTAGCGAGGTCGGGTTATTCGCTAATAGATTATGCAGTAGGTAAAGGCGGTGATTTACCTAAATGGATTGCTGCTAATCTTAATTTTGTGCTGGGTATAGATGTTAGCAAAGATAACATTGAAAATAGATTGGACGGTGCTTGCGCGCGCTTTTTAAATTATGCGCAACAATTAAACATTATTCCAAAGGCGCTGTTTTTACACGGAAACAGTATTTTAAATATTAAAGATGGGTCTGCCTTTTACGATGATAAATCAAAACAAATTAGCAAGGCGCTTTTTGGTGAGGGCACAAAAAACGAAGTTTTATTAGGAAAAGGCGTGTATAACAATTATGGTATTGCGAGTAACGGATTTAATGTTAGCTCTATCCAGTTTGCCATTCATTATATGTTTGAAAATGAAGCAAAATTAAACGGATTTATTAAAAATGTAAAAGAATGCACCGCATTAGAAGGCTATTTTATTGGAACGTGCTATGATGGGCAGAAAATCTTCAATATGTTAAATTCTTTAAAAATCAATGAATCTATTCGCATATTTAAAAATAAGAAAAAAATATGGGAGCTTACTAAAAAATTTGAGGCTAACGATTTTATAGACGATGAAACGTCGCTAGGTTATGGAATTGATATTTATCAGGAAACAATTAACAAAACCTTTAGAGAATATTTAGTAAATTATAAATATTTATTGCGAGTTATGGAAAATAATGGCTTTGTATTATTAACAGAAACCGAATATAAGCAATTAAATCTACCTAATTCAATGGGTAATTTTGAGCAATTATATAATTTTATGAAGATGGAAGTGGAAAGAACTCCGTATTTGGCGAAAAAATTAGGCAGTGCATTAGATTTAAGCGACGAAGAAAAACAGATTTCATTTTTAAATAATTATTTTATATTCAAAAAAATAAGGAATGTTGAATATGACCCAGACGAACTAGTAAGCAAAAAACAAAATAATAAGGAGCGCGACGCTCTCAATGCTTCTATGAAAGATTTTGATGATGTTGATAAAAATTTGGAAACAACTATAAAGGAAAATATTGATTTAACATCTAAAAAATTAGCCGAAAAATATTTGCAAGAAAATCAAACTTTAGAAGACGCACTAGTTGAAGGAATGAAGCCATCTGTTAAAATTAAATTGTCTGTCGATGAAAAAATAAAATTAGCAGAACAAACAAAAAAACTTAAACTTGAAGAAAAACTAAAAAGCCAACAAGAAAAGCAAGCATTAAAAGAACTTGAGAAATCTAAAAAAGCAGAAAATAAGGAAAAATTAAAAAGTCAAAAGTCAAAACTAACATAAAGAAAACATAACATAAAGAAAACATAACATAAAGAAAACATAACATAAAGAAAACATAACATAAAGAAAACATAACATAAAGAAAACATAACATAAAGAAAACATAACATAAAGAAAACATTAAATATTTATATATTTTTTATAATTATATAAACATTTAAAACTAGTATATGTTAGTAGCAAAAGCAAATTTATGACATATATTAACTTACCTAACTTAAACAATTTAAATTTAGATTTTAATATTATTTATAAAAATGATAAAACGCATTTAAAAAACAACTTAGAAAACAATGACATTTTACTGTGTAACTCATTACATCATTATTTACTTATTTTGAAACAATCTATAGACGAATATTACGAGTATTGGGATATTATGAAAAAAATTACTAATCCATATGAATATATACATACTATTGTTCCTAATCATAAATGTTCGCTATGTAAATATAAACCACTATCTAGATCTTTTTTTAAAATGATTGAAATGATAAATACATTCGATTTTTTAACAGATAGAAATCCAATACAATCATTTCATTTGGCAGAAGGTCCTGGTGGATTTATTGAAGCTTTTAATTATAAAAGAAAAAATCCTGCTGACATTTATTATGGTATGACTTTAATAAATGATAATAGTAATATTCCATCGTGGAAAAAAGCCTCACATATATTGAATTCTAATAAAAATATTAAGTTAGAATATGGTGCCTCTAAAAACGGTGACCTATTTTTAAAAGAAAATTTACTTTATTGTAATAAGAAATATGCTAAGTGTATGGACTATATAACAGGTGACGGAGGTTTCGATTTTTCATCGGACTTTAATAATCAAGAAGACATATCTTTCAAATTAATATTGTCGCAAGTTTTTTATGCACTAATTATGCAGAAAAAAGGCGGTCATTTTGTGTTAAAGATTTTTGATGTATTTAAAATAAAAACAGTAGAAGTAATTTACTTATTATGTAATTTATATGAAAATGTATTTATATTTAAACCAAATACAAGCAGAAGTGCTAATTCTGAAAAATATATTATTTGTAGAAATTATAAGAATAATAATAAAAGAATAATTTCAAATATTATTGAGAATTTTGATATACTAATCAATCAAGTTGAATCTATTCATAGTTTATTTAATATACATTTTAATCAATTATTTATTACTAAATTACAAGAAATTAATGCTATTTATGGCCAACAACAATTAGAAAATATTAAAAATACGTTGGGTTTAATACGCGAACTAAAAATGTTAAATATTGAATATAATTTACTTAATTATAATAATTATAATGGAATTCTGAAATATTTAAATATATCAAATAAAATATATTTACACTCCATTGAAGAAATATTAATAGAAAAAAACAATAATATTAATACTAACAATGACAATAATGACAATACTAACAATATTAATGATAACAATGATGACAATACTAACAATGGTTGTGAGGCAATTGAAACATTAACTATAGAGGATAATTTAGATATTGATTTAGTAGATTTTGAACATTCTATAATTAGTAATAATTTTAAAACTTCTAAAGAATATAATATAAGCGCAAAAGAAATTCTTGTAAATAAATATTTTAATAAATTGAATATGCTAATAAATATTAATATGCAAAAATCTATAAATTGGTGCAAAAAACACAACTTTAGTGTAAATAAGGAATTTTTAAGTGAATAAATTTTTAAGTATATGAATTTTTAAGTGTTTATTTTAATATGTTAATTCGTTTGCGACGAATATTTGATTTATCACCTATACAACCATAACATAGTGGCGATTGCAAAATTTTAGTTAGTTCATTGCATTCGTCTAATGGCATAGTAGGGGGACAATTATTAATATTTGATTTACTAGCAACACAGTCTCCGCAATTATATTTTAAACTTGCAATTCGAGCACTTGATGTTATTGGACCTTGAGTTTGGTATTTAGTATTAGATGGATTAAATTTAATTGCACATGCACTAGCATTATAACAATTCATAGCTAGCCCACCATTAGCAACAGTACTGAGAGGTAGATTTTGAGTAAAGGTTTTATTATGTTTATATAATAGTTGTTTATGAGATGATGAATAATCATTAGAGAGATTTGTAGTAGCCGATTTAATTACTAGCGCTGACGCGTGTAATGATGTACATACTACTTTATTTAAAGACGGGTCATAAAATTTGTCACTAGACAAAGTAGTACAATCAACATTATTTTGTATATATGTTAATACACCTGAATTTGTTTCATTAGTTTTTAAATTTTGTGTTACAATGTTATTTCCGGGCTTGTCCATGCTTCCTATGAAAGAAAGATTGCTAAAGGTATTTTCTTTCGAACTATTATTCACATATTGCTTTCTATAATGCTTTATAGGGTTTGCATTAAATTTGTATTTTTTTACTGGACATTCTTCGCTCCACGGAGCAATTATATTAGTATTGTCCGGTATTTCATTTTTTATATTTTTAGGAATAATTGTTACATTATTATTTGATGAGGCTTTCCACGATATATTTGGTTGTAACTGAGTAAAATATAGTTTCATTTTATATTATATAAATAAATAATATAAAATAATTATAAAATTAATATAAAATTAATATAAAATATATGAAGAGAAAAATACAAACTAATTTTAAAAGTTATCAAAAAATATTGCTACTAATATTAATATTGCTAGCAACACTATTATTTGGTTTCATTAATGGTTCTTATATTACTGTTGAAGGGCATCTAATGGAAGAAAGTGGTGAAAGTAATGATACATCAGTAGAACGCAATAAAACAGCTGCTACTGAAAGAAGCAGTGGCGATAATAAAATGAAAAATGATGAAAATAAGTTATATACCACTGATGATAAGTTAAATAGTGATTAATAAATATTGAAAAACTACATATATAATATTTATTAACTATATATATTAGTATTGTGTTTATAAAATATTAATATATTTTAAATACTTATATATATAATTAAAATGGCTAATCCAAATATATGTATTTCTAATAAACCTTTAGGTATTCAACATCCATATTCTTATTGTGTTAAACCAAGTGAAGATATGGTTCCCACTAATTTTACAAAAGGAGGACTTAGTATGAAAAATACAGGGAAAGTATTTAGTGGTTTACTTAGTTATATAGAATATTTGACATTAGATGCCACTCCTGGAACAGCTGATGTATGTAAGGATGATTTTAGTAGAGGAATTATTGGTAACAAATATTTTCTAAAAACAAATATAAAATGTAGAGCAATAGATGAAACAGGAGCTACAATTTCAGGTGACCATTATTTACACAAATATATAGATAATGCTACCACTATGGGAGGTTTAATAACAGGTGGAAGACCTCAAAATGATGTAAATGGACTGATTCCAGCAACCTTTGGAAGTGCTGGGAAAATTGGCGGTAATGTGATGGATATAATGACTGCATTTTCTGGAGACACTAACCCGTATTGTATGAAAGTTAATATGCGATGCCACATAATTAATTCTGAAAATCTCGCTACCAATTATAAAGGTTTTAGTCCAGATGCATATTTGAGTTTAGACGATATAAGAGAAATTAAAGATGAATCACTTTTTCAAATCAGAAAACCTATAATACCGGATATTCCAGAAGAAGTAGCAGAACCTGTAGCACCTACACAGCCTTTAGCTGGAGGAACAGGACCAGGAACAGAACCAGAACCAGGACCAGGAACAGAACCAGAACCAGGAGGTGAGACTTTTAATAATATAATTAATAATATTATATATCAAAATAGTGATAAAATACAAAGCGTAACAGAATTTGAAAAAGCAATAAACCAAATTAATTTTCAAGATGAGTTTTTAATAAAAACATATTATGTTGGGTTTTCTATTTTATTAATAATTATAATATTCAAATTAATAAATAAAAAATACTAAAAAATACTAATACTTAATTTATAAA